CAGATAATTTTGGTTACTATTTACATATATTATATGAAGACACCATACCTACTTCTCCTCATTATGAAACTATAATGAAGAGTGTTTACAAAAAACTAGATATCAAATCTATGATAAGGGTTAAAATAAACAGTTATTTAAAAGATAATAAATTAACGGAACACGAATTACATACAGACTATAATTATTCTAATAATGGTGCTGTGTTAAGTATAAACACTTGTGATGGTTATACTAAATTAGAAGACGGTACTAAAATACAAAGTGTCGCAAATAGAATGTTATTGTTTGACGCTTCAAAACCTCATTGTAGTACAAACACAACAAACAAACAGAGGAGAGTTAATATAAACTTTAACTATTTTTAATATGGATTTTATTTTAAAAGGACAGGTCTATTTGTTTCTTATTATCTTTGTGATGATGATAGCAGGTATGATAAAAGAAAACAATTTGTTTAGTGATGTATTTGCATTTCTAAAAAGAAGTTTAAAAAGTAACAGAGCTATTGTAGCTTTGTTTAGTGCATTGACAGGTGTATTACCTATCAAAGGTCGTGTAACTGTATCAGCAGGTTTGTTAGATACATTGGCACCTAAAGATAAAAAGAAAAGAGAGAAGTTTGGTCCTATTGATTTCATGTCTTCTCATCATTACTATTTTTGGTCGCCCATAGAAAAAACTGTTATCTTGCCAATGGCAGCTTTTGGTTTATCTTATACTGCCTTTCTTGGTATAATGTGGCCGTTAATTGCAGCTACATTTGTTTATATAATTTGGTATCTAGTTTATATGGTAAAAGATACTGACATTGCATTAGCAGAAACAAAGAAGAAAATTAAAGTAAGTAGAATTACAAGATATGTATTCCCATATATTATGGGTGTTAGTGCTGTAATTGCAGGTGTAAATTTCTTATGGGCATTTGGTTTACTTACATTATACTATATCATTGTAACTCAAACATTTAATTGGAAGAAACTATTAGGTTATGTAGATTGGAAGATTATAGCTTGGGTTGCTGTAATTATCATACTTGCAAATACAACTAGACTATATACTGGTGAGATAAAAGATTTTATTGGTAACACAGGTATTGATATGAATAGTCCTGTAGGATTTGGTGCTATATCTTTATTAGCATTTGGTTTTGCGTGGGTATTAGGTTCATCAAGTAGATTTGGTGCAATCATGGTAATATTAACTAGTCTATATGGTATTCAATATCTACCTTGGTTTTTCGCAGTTGACTTTGCTGGATATATATTATCACCAATGCATAAATGCGTTGCAATTGGTAAGATGTATTTCGGAACAAAACTATCTTACTATGGTAAACTATTAGGTGGCTGGGCATTATTGTTAGTCACAATATCAGGAGTTATGTTATATGCTTGACATTAAAGAATTAACTATGCAACATCACAAAGACGCCGAGAGACAGGCATTTGTGAGAATATTAATGTCTGGTAATATAGATGAAAAACTATATGCGACATATCTATACAATCAACTTCAATGTTATTCTGTATTAGAAAAATATGGTTTACATAATTCATTGTTTAGAGATACGCCTGGTTTATTAAGAGCTGAACATATATTATATGATTATAATTCTTTTAAAATAGATACACCAGAAATAACTCAAAGTACGAAAGATTATATTGCTCATATTGAATCTATACAAGATGAAGCTATGAAATTATATGCTCATATCTATGTACGACATTTAGGCGATTTATCTGGTGGTCAAATGATTATGAGAAAAACTCCAGGTCCTAATAGATATTATAAATTTAAACATCAAGAGGTTGGAGATTACAAAAGAATTGTAAGAGAGACTATCAATTCATATTTAAATGTATATGAACATTCTGTCTTACCAGAGGCTACTTTCTGTTTTGAAAGTGCAACTAAACTATTTAAAGAGATGAAAGAGTTACACGATTTGAGTTATAGAGATACAGAAAATGACCCTTTCAAAGGAACTAAAATGGAGGGTAAAGATTAATGATTTGGGACAGACTAATACAGAATAGCGAAACTATAATAAAAAAATTAGACTTTCATTGTCAAGAATACCAAGAGTCTGGTATGGAAAGATTTAACAATGATAATTGGACTAATAGAACATGGCGAAACGATTGGGTAAGAAGAGCTCATGTTGATGTGGTTGATGTAAGAGAAGAAAAAGGATTATGGATGCAACATGTTTGTATCTTTCCAAATAGCACAAATGGTGGACCTATTTTTGGTTGGGATATTATCGCAGGTAAAAAGAAAGTTACTGGTGCGTTTCACGACTTCTCACCATTACTAAAAAAAGAACACCCTTTGGTAAACCTTTTTGGTGATAAAGTATCAAAATTTAAGCCATCCAAACCTAGAGAATTGCCTGATTGGGCTATGAAGATTTTTAGTCCTCACATGATAGCTGCTGGTAATATTACCACGGAAGAAGAATTAAACAATATATGTTTTTTAGTAGAAAACAATCTATCACTTTACCTTGACTTAATTATAGATTTTGACAAAGATAGTGAAGAAAAAGATGTTATTGAGGCGCAGAATTACTACTGTAAACATCAACAAATGAATCCACATACACCTAGAGTTATGCAATCCCTTGGTTTACCTGAAGAAGACATTAAATTGTTTTGTTCCGATAATCTCTTTCCTATCATTAAATAATTCTTATAAATATACCAGAAAAGGTAACAATTATGGCAAAACCAGCAAGTAGAGAGAATTTAAAACAATATGCTTTAAGAGCACTAGGTAAGCCTGTAATTGAGATTAATGCTGATGACGACCAGTTAGAAGATAGAATAGATGAAGCCTTACAGTATTTCTCACAATATCATTATGATGGCGTACAAAGAGCATATTTAAAGTATCAATTAACAGAAGCTGATAGAACTAGAATGACGGCAGATTCTTCAGAAAGTATAACGAAGAATGGTGTCACTACATCATGGAAAGAGGGTAACAACTTTATAGTTGTACCAGAAAGTATCATATCAGTAATCAATATATTTCCGTTCTCAAATAAGTCAAACATGAATTTGTTTGATGTAAGATATCAAATGAGATTAAATGACTTGTACGATTTTTCATCTACAAGTATTATCAACTATGATGTTGTATTGAGACACTTGGACTTTTTAGACCATATCTTGGTGGGAGAAAAACCATTAAGATTTAATCAACACGATAATAGATTATTCATTGACATGGATTGGAAAAATGATTTAGGAGTAGGTGAGTATATTGTAATTGAAGCATATAGAAAAATGGATCCAGAAACTCATTCAGATGTATTTGATGACATATTTTTAAAAAGATATGTAACCGCTTTGTTTAAAAAACAATGGGGTGCTAATCTATCAAAATTTGGTGGAGTACAAATGATAGGTGGTGTGACCCTAAATGGTCAACAAATTTATTCAGAAGCGCTTCAAGATGTTGATAAATTAGAACAAGAAATCAGAAGCTCGTATGAATTAAATCCAGCAATGATGATTGGATAAAATGACATGGCAGTTAACCACTATTTTCAAGCCGGCAGAGGTATAGGTAACGACTCTGAAAAGAGGTTACATGAAGATTTAATTATTGAAGGCCTAAAGATATATGGTCAAGATATTTACTATCTACCTCGTACACTTGTAAATAGAGATTTAGTTTTAGGAGAAGATACATCTAGTAGATTTGATGATTCATATTTACTTGAAATGTATTTTGAAACTACAGAGGGTTTTGCTGGCGAAAACGAAATCATTAATAAATTTGGTTTAGAAATTAGAGATGATACTACAGTTGTATTATCTAAAAGAAGATTTGAGGAACATGTTGCTAGTAAGGCAACACTAACTGCTACAGGCAGACCTAACGAAGGTGATTTAATATATGTTCCTTTATTACAAGCATACTTTGAAATACAGTTTGTTGAAGACCAAGAGCCGTTCTATCAACTTGGCAACTTACCAGTTTACAAATTAAAAGTAACTCGTTGGGAGTATGCTAACGAACAGATTAATACAGGTAATGAAGTATTAGACCAAACGGAAGACAAATATACATTAGACCAATTACAACACAAACTTGTATTAGAATATGGCCAAGAGATTTTAACAGGTCGTGGTTCAATTGTATTAGAAGATTATCACGATTACTCTACAGGTCAACCAGCATTATTAATGCAAGAAACATATGTTGCAACAAATTTACAAACACAATCACCATATGCAAGTAATTTAGATTTAAATGCTGAAGCAGGTTATGATACAGTAGGTAATTTATCAGACGACATATTAGATTTTACAGAAAGAAATCCATTTGGAGAGGTTGACGAATAATGTTTGGAACTCATTTTTATAACGAAGGATTAAGAAAGCTTACAATTGCTTTTGGACAAATCTTTAATAATATTATTATACAAAATACTTCATCTACAGGTGCAGTAACAAAAAGATTTAGAGTGCCTTTAGCATATGCACCAAAAGAAAAGTTTTTAGTTAGATTAGAACAACAAGCCAATCTACAAAGTGACAGAGAGGTTGCAGTTACATTACCTAGATTAGGTTTTGAAATTACAGGTTTATCTTATGACGCTAGCAGAAAAATTAATAAAATGCAAAAAGTCATAAGAGTAAAAGATGGTGAAACAGGTAAGAAGATGAATTTTAATAGAGCACCTGTACCATATAATATTAATTTTAGTTTGTATTCTTTCACAGCAACTGCTGAAAATGGTCTACAGATTATAGAACAAATTTTACCATGGTTTCAACCTGAATATACAGTTACAATGAATGTTGTACCTGAATTAGATATCAAAAGAGATATACCAATTATTTTAAATAGTGTAAGTTATGAAGACACATATAACGGAGAATTTACACAAAGAAGAGCAGTAGTATATACTTTAAGTTTTACTGCTAAAACATACTTGTACGGACCAATGAGTAATCAAGGTATCATTAAAGAAGTACAGGCAGATTTAGGTGCTGATACAGACCCTAAATTAACAAGAGATGAAAGAATTGTAATTAAAACAAATCCAACAGGAGCTGACGCTGATGATGATTTTGGATTTACAACAACTATAACAAGTTTTACAGATAGTAAACGATACAATCCGGTGAGTGATACAGATGAGTAAATTGGAAGATAATGTTAATGAAATTTTAGGTATAGAAAAAAACAGCACAACAGCTGTTAAGATTGCTGACTTTCAACAACCAGCACCTGTACCTAGAAAAATAGATGAATCAAAAGATGATATAGATAATGATTATGTAAATAGTAGA